AGTTGCGCGGCGCTCACTTGCGCATCCTTTTGGCGGCGCGCCACACGGTGCTGGCATGTACGCCAAAACTAGCGGCAAACTCCGCACGCGGGAACTTGCGGCCCGTGCGGTCACACTCATCCACCGCCACGCTGATGATGACCAACTGCGCCGGGGTCAGTAATGCCGGCCTGCCCATCTTTGGCAGCATCTCAATCTGTTTGCTCATTGTGCGGCCTCTTGTTGTTGTGCCTGCGCGCTGTGCATCCACTGGTGGCGCTCAGGGTTCATTGCGTCGGCAATTGTTGCGGGGCTTACCCCGTATTGCTGCGCAAGCTGCACATTCGTCGGCAGCGCATCGCGCTGCGCTTTGATGTGCCGCAACTGCTCAATTTGCTGCGGCGACAACTTAGGCTTGCGGCCATACATGGTGGGACGGACGCACGTCATGCCGCACCAATATGCTTGTAGGCCCAACCAAAATACCGCGCATCCATTGCGCGTTTAACCACATCGACCGACACGCCCCATTGGGCGGCAAGTGTTTTGGTGCTGGGCTGGTCTGATAGGCGTGCCGGCAGGCCGTTGCGCTGTGCCCAATGCCAGCGCGCATGCTTCACGCGCTTGGCCTCCACAATTTGCTCTGGCGTAAGCCGCGGCTTGGGGCCGCAGTGTGTAGGGTTGCGGATCATGCTGCGCCCTCACAAAACAGGCCGCCCTGACCAGCTGCGCCGTTAAGATTGTCGCAGGCCTGCCGCCAATATGCTTGTTTAAGCTCAGTGCCGATAAACTTGCGGCCAGCTTTAAGCGCTTGATAGCCCTCGCTGCCAATGCCCATGAAAGGCGACAACACAACATCGCCAGGATTTGACCACATCACAAGTGCGCGCTCGATCAAATCAAGTTGCAGCGGGCAGAGGTGCTTTTCGTCCTTTTCGCTACGCGCTGTTTTCACGTTAAGCACGTTGGTCTGCCGGATATCCATCCACACAGGCGATGCCCATTGCTGCCACTGCTCGACGGGAAACTCTGATGCTTCATGCGTAATCGGGCTTGCGTTCTCTCCCGGCTTCACAAAGGTAATCAAATAATCGGGCATGCCACCTCGAGACTTGGCGCTATCGGATCGCAATTGCTTGTACAGCAAGCCAACGTGCTTGGTGCGCGTCATCTCGACAACGGGACATTTCCAGATAGTGCGGCGGCTGTGCATAATCCATCCTTCCTCCTGATGAATGCGAATAATGTCGCCGCTGAAGTCTTTGATGCCCACAGCGCCATCTTTCCACTTAGTCATGGGAAGGTCGCTGCAATGCACGGCAGTCAAGCGCCCTGGCTTAGTAAGCCGGAACTTTTCGCGCACCAGAAAACGGTAATGTTCGGCAAACTCGCCATCGCTTGAGCTGTTGCCCATGTCGGCGGCGCTATCGCTGTAGACAAACAGCGAGCCAAAAGGCGGCGAGTACACGCTAAAGTCAATGCACTCGCTGGGCATCTGCCGAGTGACGCTGACACAATCTCCGTGATAGGCGACCCAGTTATCGCCAGTGGCTTGATTTAAGCAATCCATGATGGAAGTGATCCTTTATGTGTAGGGTTATAAGCGACGTTGCGTGCACTCTCTTTGCCTTTGTTGCGCAGCATGGCAGCACGCATTGCAACCTTCATGCTGTCGTGGTCTGTGGCTTTGCGATCAATAACTCGAGCAATGGAATCCTCGCCTTCAGCAACAACCAAGTGAACGTGAACCTCGCGCTGCTGCCCAAAACGCCAGAACCGGCGCACAGCCTGATACCAAGACTCGTAACTAAATGACCGGCCAACAAACACCGTGCTGGCGCAGTGTTGCCAATTCAAGCCAAAGCCAGCTACAGACGGCTTGGTGACCATGATCCTGGCATCGCCCATTGCAAACGCGTCAAGGTTTGCCTCTTTGGTTTCGGGCTTCATTGATCCGCGAACCTCAACCACGCCTAAAGCGCCTTTGAGTGCCGCAAGAATGGCATCGGCTTCATAATCGGTGTCGCACCAAATCACCCACGGCTGATCGTCGGATAGCGCAAGGTCTGCTGCAATCTGCGCGCGTTTTGTTGCAGTCCCGCGCTTAATGGCATGCAGGTTAGTGGCGCTGACCACTTCATCGCCAAACAAGCCGCCGGTAATCGTAGGGGCAGACTCAGCAGCTCTATGCCGATGAACGTGCATCGGCGGCAGGTCAAAACCATCATCACAGCCGCCAAGGTCAGATGGCTTTTGCGCAAGCCGAGACCATGAAGCCATCCAGTCCCAAAATGCCTCAACACCGTGGCGCTTGAGCCGCCATGATTGGCTGGCGTTCATGGTGTCGTTGATGAAAAACCGCGACAACATCTCGTTGCTGTTCATCACATTGCAGAATTCGGCATATTGACCAAGCTCCATATGATCGTTAGGCGCTGGCGTTGCTGTGGCCGCAACTTTGAATCGTTGGCCGCTAAATGACTGGATCAGTGATCTGGTGGTTTTTCCGGTAAAGCTTTTGAGTATGCTGGCTTCATCGAGCGACACAGCGCCGAAAGCACTCGGATCAAGCAAGTGCAGCCGATCATAGTTGCATACGTTGATGCCTTCTTTTGCTTCGGATTGATCACGGATAACTTGCGTGGCATATCCAAACTTGCGCCCCTCTCGCGCAATCTGGCCGGCCACTGCAAGCGGGGCCATGATAAGCCCGATGCCGTTGGTAGCAGCTCTAGCGTGTTCGACGTATTCAAGCTGTACCAGCGTTTTGCCAAGGCCCGTATCGAGAAACAAGCCGCCAGCGCCAACCTCAAGCATAAACTCAACACAATGGCGCTGAAAGTCAAACAAATGCGATGAGATAGAAGGCATAGACGGCAGCCCACGCTTCACAGCAGCCGGTGTTTTCATGCGCAGAAACTCGCTGTAGTCGATCACAGCTTGACCTCCAGCCGCTCGCCGCCTTGCAAGTAAACACCTGGTATCTCAATGCCAGCCTTCAGCGCGGCTTTCAGCGCCACCTTGTCGGGCTTTGGTGCCGGCGGCTCGGCTTGGCGCATGTATTCGGCAGGGATTACTGCCGTTTCCATGATCTGCACCGCGTCGGGTGTTTTGCGCACGGCAAGCGTGAACTCGGGGCACTCCACCTTGCTGATGCCGGTCATCTGCATTTGCAGCAGCAGATATGCGCGGATCTGCTCGCTACGCTTGCGCACCCGGTTAGCGCGCTCAGTCATCGCTTTGGCCGCTGCGTCGATCTGGTCTGCGGTGGCATCAAGCCCCAATGCAAACTTGGCGACCTGCACCGCCTTTACCTCAATGTCGCCTTGCAGCCCTTCCAGCGTGTCGCGTATTACTTCCATCGGCACGTCGCCGCTATCGGCCAGCGTCAGCAGCTCGCGGTAATCGTTCGCTAATTCGTACAGCGCAACGGGGTTCATGGCGCACCGCCAGTCATCTGCGCCTTGTGGTGATCGTAGGCCGCCTTGAACTTTTCACGCGCTACGTTGTCAGCGGCGCTACCGGCATGCGTCCACGCTGCGCTAAATGCTGCGGCAAGCGACGGCAGGTTATCGGCAGCCTCAAGTGCGGCCATGTGGTCTACCACCTCGCTCTCAGTCAGCGCAGTGCTGGGCCGCGCTGTTGCCACCGCACGCTCTACGCTTGGCGGGGTCACGTCCACCGGCTCCATGTCCTGCGCTTCCTCAACGCTGTATGTGCCAACGGCAACACCGGGAAAGCAAGTGCGCACGCCCTCGCTGATGCACCGTGCGCGCAGCATGGCGCGCGGGTAGCTGCGCCAGGTGGGATTCTTCGTCAAACCGGCACGCTCGGCACGCTCAATCGTCCATTCCACCGCAACACTGCCGGCCTGCGGGTGTGTGAAAATGCCGGTGCATGCCGTATCGGTGTACTCGCGCCAATGGACAGAACCGCCAGCGGTCTGAAACCGCGCCAGCATGGTGTCTGCCTTGAGCGCCGGCCTGCCGTTGATGATGTGGTAATCGCGTGCTGCGATCATGGGGTGCATACCCTCGGCCTGCGCCAGCATCATGAGCGCCAGCGCCTGCTCGGGCTGCTTGGCCCCAAACATGCCGCTTTTAGC